TCATATCAAACGTAGCCATAGTTTATATCTCCTTTACGCTGCGTTATAACGGGCGGTAACGATTGCTTCAGGACGAAGAATCTTACGACCGTATAGATGCATACCACGAACAATGTCAGCAAAGCTATCAGGGTCACGATATGTTTCGGTTTTGTTGATTTGCTCTGCAGTTGCTACAGCAGAATCATGTCCTGCAACAATAACACCAAGGTTGGTGAGTTGGTTTGCAGTGCCTGATGTTCCGGGTCCAGTGCCTAGTGCTGGCAAGTTAGACGAGGAATAAACACGGAAGCCGTGGAAGTTGCTTACAGCAAGACCATTACGCAGACCACCTGATTCACCGAAATCAGCGTTCATGAAGCGTGAATCTTCATCAGCAAGGATTTCCATAAATACTGGATCAACAATAAGCCAGCGACCTTGTGAGTCAACTTGCTGTTGGTCAAGCAAACGCTTCATACGTGCAACTATCATTGCAGGTGAAACGGTAGCAGTTGGCAACGAAGTCGCTCCCGGCATACGTGCAGTCACAGGAATTGAGTGAGTGCCAGCAGACGCTGTAGTGATGTTACCAAAGTCACCTTTGTGAAGCTGCATAGAAGAAAGCAACTCATTTGAACCTGCAGAGCTTACAGCTTTAGTACCATTAACAGTTGTGTTAAGGGTGTCACCTTTGCTGTGCAAAGAGGACTGCTTGTAGCCTGACATGTACGCAAGAACTTCTTGGTCATGGTTGTCTGCCAAGCGATAAGCAGCACGGCTAGTTGCAAGGTCCATAAAATTGACGTGACTGTGAGCCTCTTCAATATCGTCCATCTTAAAAGCAAAGTAATTCGCTTTGTCAATGACCAAATTAAAATCGTCATCCTGTAAATCTTGAGCTGTGACATTTGTGCCACGTGCATACTCCGACACAGAAATTTCTGGTTCTTTGATGATTTTAACGGTGTCACCTTGGGCAGCAATTTCGCCAAAGTAATCTGAATTTGTGACATCGCCTACGACAGTACTCTTGCGGAAAGCAAGCTGTACTTTTTTAGAATAGATTACGGGGCTAAAATTACCGTTTGGTAAATTCCCATAACCTGTTGCGGTTGTAAAAGCCATAATGAATCCTCCATTGAATGTTTGGCTTAGGTTTAAGTAAGCTTAACACAAGTTGAAGAGGCTGCATTTTGAAGGGTAGCGTTACAATAACGGGCCTGTAAATTCAGGTAGGTCTTAACTAATATGTTGTTGCTTAGTAGTATTGGAGAGAAAAGGTGGCTACCTAAAGTAGGGCTTCTCTCTCCTTTTAGTGTCTTACGTGTATAGTTATACTTAGTAATATTTTGTTGTCAAGTTTTTATTTACCTTGCAGCACCAGAAAGATCATAAATAAACTTACCTGATCGTTGTGCTTCCATAATAGCCTCTTGGTTCTTTTCAAATTCCTTTATAGACATCTTGCTAATCATAGACTCAGTAAAAGATACATCAGTCTCAGCCTGTGAAGGCTTGGTTGAACGCTTGGTTACAACTGCAGATGCAGCATCTTTAGATGACTTCTTACGAGACTTAGTGTCTAAGCCCTTATCTACCTTATACAGATCAATCACCCTTACTACAGAGCGTGGATCGTCTTGATTCTCATACAAAGCATCCTGTACCCACTTAGGCTGTTCCCCTGCCCAATCGTGAAACTCATCACTCTCCTTTAGTTCATCAAAGTCATTGTGTGATTCACGAATAGCATCCATAGATTTACTACGATCTGCTTCTGCTGTCATTTCATCAAGCTGACGTAACCTATCCTCTGCAAAGCTAAACTTTTCTTGTGCTTTCTTCTCAGCAATAGTTTCAACAATAGCAGCAACGTCAGGGTACTTGTTAGCCCAAGCTTCAATATCTTCATCGCTTTTTGGAGGTCTCAAAACGCCCTGCTCTTTGGCATTCTCTAGTTGAGCCTTTATAGCCTTTAGTTCTGCTGCAGTCTTGCTTTGAAGTTTGCGAATGTCATCATAACGTTTCTTGTATGTGCGTTCTTCCCCTGTGTCAGGCTCCTTAGCTTCAACCTGTTGCTCTTTTGCAACACTTTCTTGTTGCTCCTCTTGCTGCTCATTTGTTTCTTCCTCTTGTGAGCTATCAAGTTTAGCAATCTCAGCCTCTTCTTCTGCAATGCGCCGTGCGTTAGCGTTGCGATATGTAGTGTCAACAAAACCTGCTACTTTAGGTTTTTCTACGGTTGTCATTTCTGGTGGCATTAGTTTTCCTTTTTATAGTTATGGCCTAGTGCCTAAGCCTTTTCTTCGCTGGGTTTTTCGTTTCTTGTTTTGTTTTTTATTTGCAGGTTTGGCTATTAGACCGCCTGTATAAACACCTGTTAAATCATCATCATAGTCTGACGCTCCCGATTTATCATAGCTACTTGGGCGACTAGGCATTTTGTTGAAAGAACCAACTACACCTGCTTCTTGTGCTGCTTTAGTTTGTTCTTCATCAAAGCTTCTAAATGATCCATCATCTGTTGTAACAGTTGTACCTAAACCTTTATATCGTTCTTCGTCACTAAAACTTTCGTCACTTTCATACTCTCCTGTAGTAGGATTATATACTTGACCCATAGGAGCATTTAATTGCATTTGTTTATTAAATTGGTTTTTCGTTTTAGTAGTCCCTAAAGCAGGTGTAGGGGTAGTAGGGGTTATATCTGTACCAAAGTATTCTGCATCAGAGAGTACCCCTTTTTTAGCAACCTTATCCAAAGTGCTATCAAGTGGTTTTCCTAGTAAATCCTTAAAAAAATCCTTAAAAAAGCCTTGTGAAGGCGTAGGTGTATCTGGATCTGTATTTACTACACTCATCAAATCTGCAACTGTGTTAACTCCACCCTTAGCATTTTCTAAGCCTGTTTCTGGGTCTATTTTACCATTTTTTATTCTATCGTTCAACTCTATCTCAACACGTCTTGTTACTATAGCATTATTAAAATTTGCGGCTGCGCTAATAACCATTCCAACGGGGCCAACTAATGTACCAGCAACCGCTGCTATATTTCTAGCAGTATTAGCACTTCTCAATTTGTCATATAATTCTTCAGGCGTAGCTATACTGTAGTTAAACCTCTCAGCCTGAATAGCATTGTCTTGAATTGCATCTTGCGCTCTCTGCTCTGCACCATCGTCCCTCTCTGCTAAACCTTTAGGCTTATCAGGGTCATTAACTTCAGGTTCTTCTCCTTTTACAGAGAAACCTTCAGGGATAGGCATAGAAGTATTCCAAGCTACAGGTATTTCTGTACCGTCAGGAGTAATAAGAGTGATTTGGGTTATTTCACCCTTTTCACTAAGAAGAGTAGAATTTATTAATGCTTTTGGGTCTCCTATATTTGCATCCATAAACATTTTAGCACCAAGAGTATTGTAGTCCTCGTAATTGTTACTGTAATTAATATAAGTACCTGCAGAAGCTTTAATAGGTGTTTTAGGTCTATTAGTCTTTTTCATTTCATTAGCATCTTGATCAGCACCAGTTTTGTTAAGAGTAATACCTTTACTGGCAAGACGTTTCATTAAATTAGGGTCTTTATTAGCAGCAGTCATAAGCTGTTTAATAAGGCCATCTACTTTATTAACATCCCCATAAGTACCTGTAGGTACTAAACCCCCTACAGCCATTTTAACTGTAGCACCATTAGCTCTCATACGACCATTAACCATTGGATCACGTGAAGCATCGTCAATAAAGCTATCAATAGTGTCACCCTTTGCTAATCCACCCGCATACATACCGGACTTAGAAAGTGCAGCTTTTAGTTCAGCTACGTCCATACTATCATTTAGTACTTGTGGTTGCTCTTGTACAGGTTCACCACCTATTCTACCATCTGCGTCCATCTGTTGCAAACCTATTTTTGCTTGCATACGTAAATCTTCAAATAGTTTTACCCCAAAGAAACGAACAACATCAGCAGGTACAACATACTCCCCCTCAGATAACTTGGCATCAATGTCATCCCTTACTTCTTCTGGTAACGACCCCGGTGGTACGTCATTGCCTGATACAGGGTCTACTGTCTCAGCTTCGCCGCCTAGCGCAAAAGCCATTTGTGTTTGATCGTTCATTGATGTAAGCCCTCCTTGGGCCATGTTAATATTTTTTAGACCAGTAAGCCTTGGGTCAAACCTTGCGCCTATGGAACGTATGCCTGTAGTGTCAGTCCTAGCTTGAGTTTCAGACGGCTCTCTAGCTAAAGACCTTGCTTGTATACCTTGCTCTTTAGAAAATCTAGTAGGTGTACTTGGACCCCTATCAACTACATTTTCAATAGTCGCGCCGGGATAGCCTAAAGTATCTGCTTGTTGCATAAACATATCAGAAGTTAAATTAGCTTTATTAGTTTTTATAAACTCATCTAATGGCTGTGCCTGACGATCCATTCTTGGGCCTTGTCTTACGTCAGGTGATAATTGATTCTTATTATAACTCATTGATGGCTCATCTAAGTTTGACCAGTTTGCACCTTCTACATCTACTCTTGGGGTGTCCTCTGGCAAGGGTCGCATAAGTAAAGAATACGTTTCTCCATTCTTTCCTTCATAACTAAATGCCTTAAAAGGGTCATCTGTATTAAACATACCAGTTTGTCTTTTTGCCCCTTCGCCTTTAAAAAAAGGTATGTCTTTTACATTAGAACCATGATACCTTGTCTCAGTAAGCCCTTGGTCAGCAGCACGTG